TGACGCATACAACACCGCCATCATAGAAAATATCCTGAAACGACAAAAAGCAGTCCTAAAACAAGTGAAAAAAGAAATAGAATCATATAAACGGAGCACCATAGACCCCCGAACCTTTGTCGTCCTCGACGATTGCTTGTTCGATAATAAATGGACCCGCGACACTATGATGCGTCTCCTCTTCATGAACGGGAGACACTGGAAGATTATGCTGGTCATCACAATGCAATATCCTTTAGGCATTCCGCCCAATTTGAGAACCAACATTGATTACGTGTTTATCCTGCGAGAGCCGTACATAGGTAATCGAAAACGAATCTATGAAAATTATGCGGGTATGTTTCCGACATTTGAGTCATTCTGTCAGGTGATGGATCAATGCACTGAAAACTTCGAGTGTTTGGTGATAAACAACAACGCCAAATCGAATAAGCTACAGGACCAAATTTTCTGGTACAAGGCGCAACAGCATGGACCGTTTAAACTCGGTAGTAAAGAGTTCTGGGAGATGAGCAAGGATTTAAATTCTGATGATGAAGAGGAGTCATATGACCCGAAAAATATTAACAAAAAGGGTTCAGGACCCAAAATCAACGTGCGAAAAAATAAATGGTAATTAATATTGCTTTTGATTTTAAAAAGCAAAAGCAACCTAGTTAAAATAAAAATTGAAAAAATAAAACCAAAAAGCAAAACAATATAAAGACAACAACAGAATAGACGTATAAAATGCAAGCAACTGAACAGAAAGAGAGTATCGACATTGTCGGGTTGATAGAAAGCAACCCTGTTACAATGTTACATGCAAATAGCCAGTCAAAACTGGTTGAAAAAATAAAAACAAAATTTACAAGTTATGAACAGCAACTGTTTATTTCAAGCTTCTACTGTTATTTCAAGTACAATCCAAAGACCGACTTTGTCATTGACCTTGATACTGTATGGAAATGGTTGGGATTCACAAATAAAGCTCATTCAAAATATACATTAGAAAAAAATTTTACCATTGATAGAGATTATAAATGTTTGCTCACGAAGGTTCGTGAGCAAAAAAACTCAACAACCATCCCAACTGAAGCTGAAACAGAACACTCAAAAAAAGAAAAACGAGGTGGTCACAACAAGGAAACAATCATGTTGAATGTTGAAACCTTTAAAAAATTCTGTTTGAAGGCAGGAACAAAAAAAGCGGATGAAATTCACGATTATTTCATAAAGATGGAGGAGGTATTTCATGAAGTTTTAATGGAAGAAAGTGAAGATTTGCAAAAACAATTATTATCAATTGAAACCGCCAAAGAAAAAGAAAAAACCCGTGCGGTTGAACAAGTTATTATTGCACAATTTCCGCAGAATACCGAATGCGTTTATTTTGGGACAATTGACAATACGAATGAAAAAGGAGAAAAGCTGATAAAATTTGGCATTTCAAACGACTTGTCGAATCGAGTGCTGGACCACCGCAAAAAGTATATAAATTTCAGATTAGTGTATGCATACCGCGTGCAAAACAAGACCGAGATTGAGAATCTCATGAAGAAGCACCCAAAAATTCAAAAACATTTGCGCACGATTCAAGTGAATGACAAATGCAAAACCGAAATCCTTGCATATGACGAAGTGAATATGACGATTGATAAATTTAAAAAATACATTCAAGACATTATCGATTCGAGAAAATTGTGCATGGAGAATTTTATAAAAATGGAGAATGAGATTCAAATGTTGCGAAGCCAAAACGATATGTTGTCAACGATGGTTGAATCGATTACAGGAAATTATAATAAAGCTAAAATTGAAATCGATGCACTTCAAGAAACTGTGAAAAAACAAAAAGCGGTAATTGAGTCATTCCGTAAAGAAGAGAATGACAACACGGTTTTCCCGGAACCCGAAATAAACGAGGAAGCGATGAATGATGCAGCGGCTACAAGTGCTGAATTCACGGCAATGTTTAACGAGTTTGTTTCCGCCGAATGCATTGTTCGTTCAGACGTTTATGAATCATCGGTCCAACTGGAAGGACGGTTTCGCCTTTGGAGACAAACAAAACCCAAAAAAGAAATATTCCACGCATTCAAAAGTTATATGGACACGCGATTTCAGCCGAAGCGTATGCCGATGAATAAACAAAACGCGCATTGTTATGTTGGCATCAAATTGAGAGAAGCAGAATATAAAAAGAAATTCTCATCTTCCGACGCACATCCAGTCGAAACATTTCTGTTTCAAATGTGCAAGTTTTCAGATACTGGCAAAATTCTAAATTCTGTCTTGCTGAGAGAATATAAAAAATGGAAACAGTCCGTCCATCGCGACTGCGCGCCCGACGAAGTCGAATTGAAGGAACTCAAAGGATATTTGAACGCGTGTCCTTATGCGCTGAAAGCAACCGTATGGACAGAGCACGGAGTTAACGAAGGATATTACGGACTATCACTTATGGAAGATTATATCAAACAAACGGAACAAGTCCAAAAATCGAATAAAAATACTACCGGAAAAGTGGTAGAAAAACGCGAAATCAAGACAAACGCGCTTATTGGAACGTGGGGTAGTATTGCAGACGCGGCAATTTCAGAGAATGTATGTGCTGCAAAAATGAGCAGATACATTCGAGAAAAAAAACAAATTGGCGACTACCATTTTATTACAGTAATCCATACTGCCAACAGTGCAACAACAAGTTCGCTTTCAAACCCTTAGACTATCACCATTTTGTAGATGTTGTCCAGATAATTTTTTGTTTGCACTCTCGTGTAGAGCTTGGAAAACCTGGAAAACCTGGAAAACGACGATGTTTTTGTTTTTTCGATAATGTCTTTGACTGATTTTTTCATGCATTGGTGTTTGTGGTGCATGTCAAAAAGGACTTTTTCTTCATTTTGTATCAACCGCAATTCATTTGAAATACCGAGTTCCAAAATGCCAAGTTTGAAATAGAAATGAGGGCAACAGGTGTACTGATGATAACCGTGAGATTCATGCAGCTGCATCTGTGCCAACCTCATTTGGTGTTGAATCAGTCGACTGCGCATGTCTTTGCATTTTTGTATTTGTTGCGTGATTTCCGCCTTGGATTGCAACTGGGCTTTCATGCGTGCTTCGTGTTCGGAACGTCGTTTGAGTAGCAGTTCACGCTCGCGCTCGTGCATTTCTTTTTTTGGTTTTTTCTCCTCTGACGAGGATGATGTATTTGCTTCTTGTTTCACTAATAATTGCTCGATGGGTGATAGACTCTGAAACCATTCGGATGCCTCCTTTTTGTTCCTTCTCTTTATTCCTGACTTGCCTACTCCTGATTTGACTGTGGTTTGCATCATATAATTGGTTTGTTGTGACTTGTTACCAGTTCGAACACTGAACATTTTAAAACCAATCGAAAAGTTTTCAATTTATATTTTTTGTAATAATTAAAAATTGAAAATAAATGTTTCATATTAATATATTCAACTCACCAGATAATCTCATGAAACACGATGATAATATATCAAAAAAAACAATATTGACATTATATTTATCATTGTCAATATTGTTTACATTTATTTTATGCGTTGAAAGTAGTGTCAATGTTACTGCGAATGTTACTGCGAATGTTACCATCACAACCAATTCGACTGATGACAAATCATCAGCATCGCCTTCGCCTTCCCCGTTCGATGAAAGAACTGTGACGATTATAATTTATTTTATAATCACGTTGATGATTGGCATTCCAATTTTGACATTTTTGGCATGCATCTATCATACGAAAGGGTCAGCCCCTTGCGATTTCAAAGAAGCATTTTGCAATTGTTGTTAATCCAGTTCAGGCATTTCACCGCCAACACAAGTTCAATCAAGTTCAATCAAGTTCAAGTTCAAAGTCCTTCTATTTTTTTTTATACGCGCGCGCGCGCATTTTATAACTGCGTTTTTTATATTTGCGCGAATGCATCTTTTTTCTTCTTCCTCCTTCTAGCCCTGCATGTACTCGTTGTTGTCTACGTTCGTCGCGTTCTTCCTGACGTTTTTCAGCAAGCTCGAACAACCCTTGTGAAATTTGATACTCGCCCCTATAATATTCTGCATCTTCTTCTTTTAATTTCTTTATATCAGATTCTCGTTCAGCTTTACCATATTTTATCAAATCTTCTACAGTAAAACCTTGAATGATTTTATAATATTTTTTATTTTCATTGAGAAGTCGAATCAATTTTTCAAATACTGAAAAAATACCCTTCATTCTTTGTTGGACAGCTATGCGTGCTTCTGGAGTATTTTTCAATGAATTTTTATCGATAAAATCAAGTAAAATAGAAACCACACGAGTGAAAAATAATTTTATACTTGTACCAAGTTCACTATTAGCATCCAAATTATTATCAGATATAAATTTATCAACAATTTCATCACATTCTTTCATATATTTTTCACGACTTAGGGGGGGTCCATATAACGTTTTTGGACCATATTTTTCTATGATTTCTCTTAAAGGAACTACAATTCGAGGTAAATCTGGCATATTTTTTAGTAAATCAAAAAACTCTTTCGTAATATCAATCAAAAATGAAGGAGAATCACTAAAATTATATCCTTGCGTCGAAGCTACAGGAGTAGATAATAGCCATATGAATCTTGTAAAAGATTCCTCTCCAAGATTTTCTTTAAAAAACTCAACAAACTCGGCAACATTTTTTGCTCTTGCGCTTCTAATGTGTCGATTATAATAATTCTCTTCAAAGTATGATGACGTCCTCATGGGTCTGCGCGTCTTTTTTGACGGTGTTCTGTGTTTCAAAGTGCGCGTGGGTGTGGGCGTTTTTTTTGACGGTGTTCTGAGTTTAAAAGCGCGCGTGGGAGTGGGCGTTTTTTTAGACGGAGAAAGTAGTTAATCTCCTACCAAAACGTTATCAGAAGACATTTTTTATTCCTATATATAATGTATATTATAATCTATATAATCTATATATAATCTATATATAATATATAAATAAATTATATGAAATAAATTATAATTTATTTTATATAATTTTTGCGATTCGAGAGTGTTGTGTTGTCTTGTGTTTTTATTAATCTACTTCTTCTATATTTGGTCCTGAAGAAGAAGAGGATGGTTGTGGTTGTTGAAATTCGGGCATTCCACCTGGCATCCCACTGCCGCCGCCAGAAGCATACAATTTCGACATGATTGGACTAACAACTTCTTCCAGTTTTTTTTGTTGCGCTTCATACTCGCTGGCATCAGTATCACGATGTCCTGCAGATTCCAGCCACTCAAGCGACGCCTTGCAAGCATTTTCAATTGCGTTGCGGTCCGACTCGGATAATTTTTCTTGCATACCCTGTTCAGAAGTTGAATTTTTAACTGAATAAACATAATTCTCAAAACCATTTCGCGCATCAATCTTTTGTTTTTGTTTCAAGTCTTCTTCCTTATACTTTTCCGCTTCAGCAACCATGCGCTCAATGTCGTCTTTTGACAAACGCCCTTTATCATTTGTAATCGTGATTTTATTCGATTTACCACCCGCTTTATCAACCGCATTCACATTGAGCACGCCATTCGCATCCAAATCAAATGTCACCTCAATCTGCGGAATTCCACGCGGCGCTGGAGGAATGCCATCGAGTTGAAATTTACCAAGAATGTTATTGTCCTTGGTAAGCTGACGCTCACCTTCAAATACTTGAATTAACACGCCGGGCTGATTATCCGCATATGTCGAAAACGTTTGCCCCTTTTTGCACGGAATCGTGGAATTTCGCTCAATGAGTTTTGTCATCACACCACCAGCAGTCTCAATTCCTAGAGAAAGTGGTGCAACATCAAGCAATAAAATATCCTGCGTAATCTTCGACTGGTTACCCGTCAAAATGGCCGCCTGAACGGCCGCACCATATGCCACCGCCTCGTCCGGATTGATAGAACGATTGAGCTCCTTTCCATTGAAATACTCGGTCAGCAAACTGCATACTTTCGGAATGCGCGTCGACCCTCCAACCAGCACAATTTCGTGAATACTGTTCTTTGACATTTTTGAATCTCTGAGCACGCGGTCAACGGGGTCAATCGTGGAACGAAACAAATCCATGCACAGCTCTTCAAATTTAGCTCGCGTAACCTTGGTCATAAAGTCAGTTCCGTCAAACAATGAATCCACCTCAATCGTGGTTTCTGCAGACGCAGAAAGAGTTCGTTTGGCGCGTTCGCACGCAGTCCGCAACCGGCGCAAAGCCCGGTTATTACCAGTTGGGTCCTTTTTGGTCTTGCGCTTAAATTCCTGAACACACCAATTTACAAGCCGGTTATCAAAATCCTCTCCACCCAAGTGCGTATCTCCCGCCGTCGCTTTGACCTCAAAAATTCCGTCGTCAATTGTCAAAAGTGATACATCAAAAGTACCTCCGCCCAAATCAAAAATCAAAATGTTGCTCTCCCCTTTCCCCTTCTTATCAAGTCCATACGCAATTGCCGCCGCTGTTGGCTCGTTGATAATACGCAACACGTTTAGACCCGCAATTGCGCCCGCATCCTTGGTGGCTTGGCGCTGCCCATCATTGAAATACGCCGGAACCGTAATTACGGCTTCTTTTACGGCAGACCCCAAATAGCTCTCCGCAATCTCCTTCATCTTGACCAACACCATTGCCGATATTTCTTCAGGGGAAAATGTCTTTTGTTCTCCTTTGAACTCAACCTGAACATGCGGCTTCCCTCCATCTTTAGAAACCACTTTGAATGACCAGTGCTTCATATCATTCTGAATGCTGGCATCATCAATTTTTCTTCCGATGAGACGCTTGGCATCAAAAATGGTATTTTCTGGATTCATCGACACCTGATTTTTCGCAGCGTCGCCAATAAGACGCTCGCTGTCCGTGAATGCAACGTATGACGGCGTTGTCCGATTTCCCTGGTCATTTGCAATAATCTCCACGCGTTCATTTTGCCATACGCCCACGCATGAATATGTTGTTCCCAAATCAATACCGATTGCTTTTGTCATATCCTGTATTTTTATAACGCTTAATGCTCTGTGATTCTAGTAGTAGATGAATGTATATATAGAATTGGCTTTATGTTCTTTCATTTAATTAAATTATGATTACACATAACTTAATTATGATTACACATAACTTAATTACACATAACTTAATGATTTATCTGTTTTGTTAATGTTTGTTTATTTATTCGTTGACACCAGCATCATGGTCGTCGCCATTGTCATCATCATCGCGTAGAGCCTGATTTTCAGTAAGACGAGACAATCCGTGATCATTATTCTTGTTAATAACAACATTTTCCGTTTCAAACATTTGTTTGCGAATATCATCAAGTGTAACATTTTCTGAATTTTCTTCATCTTCGGCTGCGGCTGCGTCTTCATCGTCAGCGGACATATTTTTTACACTTACAAGTTCGCCCTTGGAGTTAAGAGTCTGGGTGAGTTTATTTCCAGATTTTTCCGCATTTTTTTTATTTTCATTAATTGCCTTTTCTTTAGCCTCTTTTACGCGCTTATCGAATTCCTTTTTGGCATGATCCTCATTCTTTTTCTTTTCCGACATGAGCTGATTCAGCGTTTCTTCCATGTACTCAACTCGTCCAGTCTTGTACGCATCTGGGTGAAATGGAACCCATATTCCCACCGGTCCAACGTATACATCGTGGTTGGGGTCTACTTCACGAAGCAGCTTGCAACGCATCTCGGCTTCTTTCTGTGATGCAAAAACACCACGAACTTTAATTCCTCTGATGGATGTCTGAAACTGATGTTTTTCTCCAAACTCAACATCCAGTCTCTCTTCATTGTTATCTACAAATGTTTTATAATCGTCATTCACAGTGTAATTCATTATGGCTTCATGTTCACTTCTAAGAAAATCCTGGAAGTCCTCATTTACCTTATCAAACGACAAATTGTATTTATAAGAAATGAAACTGATAAAATGA